CAGGCGCACCAATCGGCAAAGACAACTCCGGCTTTTCCTCACCCAACATTTGCCCGGCAGCCTCAACCTTGAACACCCTGGCCGTAGTGAACTTCAGACGACACGGACCGGAATAGATGGTCACCGTCGTTGGCGTGTTCAACCCAGTAGCCGGATCCACCGTCGAACCCGTAACCCGAGTAATCTCACACGTATCCGTCATCCGAGACGCAGCCATATTCCGCCCAAACAGGACAGCGGACCCCTGACTCACGGCAGAAACTCCCACTGAACAGGCATCGCACGATACGGCACAGCAACCTGCCGAATCGTGAACGCATTATCCGACGTGCCATCACCCAAACCCAGCAGGTCACGCTCATCACCCGACAGGTACAACGCCCCAGTCGACACGGACGCATCCAACCGGTACTGGTAATCATCAACAGCCTCAGACAGTTTCCCGTCCGGGTTGTTCAACACACGCAACACCATCGCGCACAACACGCGAATCACCAACGACGAATACTGAGTATCCGTCGTCACACGATCAGACGCGGACGGAACCTCAGCGACCACAATCGCCCACGCATCATCCAGCAGGGTTTGCCCCACTGTCTGCTCCTGATCGGAGAGGGTGCGCAACGACCGCGCAACCAAATCGGAACTACGAGCCGGATTAGCCATCACGCACCCTCCCCTCTCAGATCAACTGTTAGAACGACGCGGTTCCCTTGGTGTACAGAACAAACGCGTCAGGGTTCCCGAGCACAAAGCCGTAGTAGGCCTCCACGAGCAGCAGGGTGAGGTTCTCCTGGAACGCGGAGTGCCAGTTGGTCCCGTCGAAGTAGTTCGCCTCGTTCGAGATCTTGATGCTGATGTCCATGCCGACGCCGTAAGCCGCCTGCGACCAGTCACCACCGACACCACGCAGCAGGGAATCCGTGCCACCAGCACCCGACGCAACCACGGACACGCTCGTGTTCGTGCCACCGGTCAGCGCCTTACCGTTCACCGTGACCGGCGCGGCAGGAGCAGCAACATTCGACGTGATCGCCGGGAACGTGACCACATACGAGGAACCCGCAGTGCCCGTGACGGTGACAGTGGAGTACACGCCACCCCACGCCTGAATCGCCGTCTGAAGCGCCGTCGTGGACACGTTGTAAGCCGCCACATACGAGTTACCACCAGACGACACAGTGAACGTGCCACCCGTCGGAGTACCGGTGATCGTGATCGTCTGCACCGAGTCACCAGCACGCCAATAACGACCGGACACGCCACGGTTGAACGACGTCGGGTAACCGGCAAGGTCACCGGAAATGCCCGAGTTCGCCGGGGTGTCGTTCCCGATGAACAGGGGCCGACCGGTCGTGTCAGTCGAAAGCTGCGCATCCACCTTGAACCGCGGGTCAGCGGCGATACCGGTGAAGTCGTAGTTACGGTCAACAACCTTGCCAACACCGTTCACAATGTCCGCGTACAGCCCACCCGACGCCTGCGTGGCCGTGCCGAGCGCAACCGTGTTCGACGCCAACGCCAGGTAGTCACTGAACGGGCCAGCGTTACCGGTGCGGAGAGACTTGCCGTTGATCGCGGCGTAGTCGAACGCGCGAGACAGCGCAGTGGGGAGATCCTGCTGCAACTGGTCGTACAGACCGGCCGGGTTCGTGAGAACAACCTCATCCGACACGGGAACGAGCAGGGCAACCTTCTTACCCGTCATCGTCTTAACACCGATACCGGCCTGAGCGGCGGGCTTCACACCACCCTCACCAACCCAGTCAGCAACCGGAATGTCCATCGGGACAGGGATAGCGGTCTGCGCCGACACGGACAGGGGAACCCTGCGCGCCAGAGACATAACAGCGGACTGCTCAGCAGCCTTCGAGAAAATCGGCCCCGTAATGGTCGGGGGCAGAAGGGTGGTCGATACGTTCGACAGCCCCGTGGAATTGATAGCCATGACGACTCTTTTCTGCGGCTACTGGCCGCGTGCCTTAGTGATGAGTTCCGCGAACTGTTGCGCGGGAGACAAAGCACCCACCGCAGGCTTGGGGCCTTGAGACGGGTCGGGTGCAGGGGTTCGGGGACGGGAACCGAGATCCACCAGAAGTTGATCGGCGTCAGCGAGAAGTTCCTCACGGGTCGAACCCACAAGCCGTTTCTCCTGCGCCGGCGTCAACCCCTTTTCGAGAGCGACACGTGCGCGGATAGCGTCCGCTTCGCGTTCCGTGGCGAGCCGTTCAGCTGTGGCGGCTCGTTCCTCAAGACGTTGCTGCTCCGTTTTCTGCGCATCCTCAAGTGCTTTGAGTTGCGCGGCGGCGGCAGCGTTTTCCTTCGCCCGCGTCTCCCACTTGCGCGCTTCCGCTTTCCAATCCGTTTCAACCTGTGCAGGCTCAACAGCTTCGGTTGGCTCGTTCGCGGTGGGTTCGGCCGGGGCTTCTGGCTCTGGCATTTCCTGTCCCTCATTTCTCCCGTGCGGGAATTGCCGGAATGATGGCCGTGCGGCCCTCGGCGTGTTTTGCGGTCCCCCAC